GAACGCCGTAGGTGATATCCAAGGTCAAATGGGCGCACAGTCTGAGCAATACGGACAACAGCTACAAGAGGTTCAAGCCGCTAACGAAGCCGCTGCACAAGAGCTAGACGCTAACTTCGCAGACGCTGCCCGTGAACTAGCAATGGGTATTGAAGGCTCTACTGAAGAAGCACAAGCTAACCAGTCTGCGTTCAAAGAAGGTCTGTCGAACATCCGCACAATGCTAGATACCCAAGGCGATCAGTTGGATATGAGTGTTCGTGACAGCTACCAGAACCTATCAGACGCATTTGACCAACAAGGCCGCCTGATTGCTAACAGCGTAGACGCTCAAGGCACCGAGACAAAACGAGCCATCGACAAGAATGGTAACTTGATTGTGTCTCAGTTCAGCCAACAGGGAGAGCGAATTAGCCAGTTTGGCTACGACATCAACCAGATGTTTGGTACCTTAGATAGTATATACGATAGTACCATTTACCGCACTGGGATGATGTCTCCGGCTACACAGCCGTATGCTTCTACCCGAGGATAACTAATGATTCCTGATAACGTAAGCGAGGCGGGAGTTCGCCTCGTTAAGAAGTTCGAAGGCCTACACAAAGTAGGGGACGATGGCTTAATTCACAGCTATCGATGCCCGGCTGGTAAATGGACCATAGGCTGGGGAAGTTGTAAGGGCGTCCGCTCTGGGATGCGGATTACCAAAGAAGAGGCAGAACAACGCCTCATCGACGATCTGGACGAACACGCAAAGGCCATCCACCGCTATGTGGAAGTGCCTCTCAGCCAAAACCAGTATGATGCCTTGACCTCGTTTATATTCAACGTCGGGGCAGCCAACTTCAAATCAAGCACCCTGCTAAAACGCTTGAATGCCGGACTATACCACGACGTACCTGATCAGCTAATGCGCTGGAATAAGGCACGAGTGGACGGCAAGCTAACACCTCTCCGTGGTCTTACTCGTCGCCGTACAGCCGAAGCAGCATTGTTTGCTATGGACGCTAAGTTAGCCGACGACGGTGGCGATAAGATGCCTCAGAAGGTTGAGGAAGGTAAGCCAAAGCCCCTAGCACAGTCTAAGACAATGGCGGGTGCGGGTGTAGCAGGTGCAGCCACCGCCTTGAGTGAAATCACTCCACAGATCGAGGCACTGGTACCATACAGCGACAGCATGAAGACGATCTTCTTGTTATGTGCGATTGGGGGCATTGCCCTCGTAGCATACAGCCGCTGGAAGGACAGCAAGGAAGGCACCCGATAATGTTCGGATTCATCACAGGCAAGATTAAAACCGCAGTAATCGTAGCATTCTCGATAGCCTTGCCTGTGATCTACGTCTTAGGCCGCCTTGGTGGTGGTCGTAGGGTCAAAGAAGCGGTCCTGAAAGACGAATTAGAGGCCGCACATAAGCGGTCTGACTTTTATAAAGCGATGCAGGACCATGAAAACGAGATCCAAGCTAATACTCCTCGCAATCGGGATGAGCTTGTTGAGCGGGTGCGGAAAACCGGTCTTTAGAACTTCTCTAGAGATCTACTGCCCACCGATTAATACCTACTCAGAAACATTCAACAACCGACTAGCGGACGAACTAGCAGACTTGCCAGACGACAACTGGGCCATCCCAGAGGCAATGTACGGATACATTCAATTAAGGGATCGTGTGAAATCCTGCCAAGAGGAACGAGAAAATTATGGCTGATGTACTTTCTACACAGGGTTTGATTGGAGATCCCGACGCTCTTCCTGAATCAGTGAACGTGGTAGGTGGCACGAATGTCACTACTATGGCGGATGACATCGTGAATGATCCGGGCGACTTCCTGTCTGACAAGGACATGACGCTCGAAGACAAAGTTCCTACGATTGATGCAGATACCGAAGGCACTAACATCGACGGAACTGATCCAAAATATGACATGGATGCTGATGGTCTAGTAGGAGACGCTGAAGCCGTTGGGGTTACAGACACTGCCACAGATCAGGTTAAGCAAGACGCCGAAACCTACGAAGCCTCTACCACATACGGCGACGTGATCCGTGAAGAGAATGACGTAGACGCCGCCACAGGCGAAGTTCGTGACGAAGCCATCATCGATTCCAACGACATTACTACCGACATCCAAGGCGCAGCCACAGGAAAGAACGAAGACGGTACGACTAATGAACTAGGCGTGGCTCTGAACGATTTCGCCAGCCAAGACATCTCTAACGTCATCGACACGACTACCGTCTCTGGTAAAATCCTCGCCCAAACACTGGGCGAAGGTAACTACACTGACATCAAGCAAACCGTCCAAGGCCAATTAGAGATCCTGACATCCCAGTTTGTAGACGCAAACGGTAACCCGAAGATTCCAACTTGGGCGGCGGGTATTGCCCGTAACGTGGGTCGTACATTCGCATTTACCGAAGGCGGTACAGCGGGTATGGCGGCTATCTCTCAGGCATTGATCGAAGCTACTCTGCCGATTGCACAGCAAGACGCACAGATCTTCAACGGCATTGCTATGAAGAACTTGGATAACAAGCAGCAAGCCACAATCAATAAGGCTATGGTTCTGTCTAAGCTAGAACTAGCCAACATGGACATACGTCTACAGACTGCATTGAATAACTCTAAGAACTTCATGCAGATGGACTTGGCTAACATGTCCAATATCCAGCAAGCGAATGTAATCAACAGCCAAGCTCGTATACAGTCTCTGTTAGAGGACGCTAAATCACAGAACACCGCTCGTATGTTTGGGGCTGAACAGAAGAACGATATGAACAAGTTCTACGATCAGCTATCCTTTAACATCGACAGCTTCAATACAGAGCAAGTCAACAACATGAAGCGGTTCAACACCGGCGAGATTAATGACCGTTTTGAGTTCAATGCTACTCTGCTTAACAATCGTGAACAGTTTGAAACGAACATGCAGTACCAGATCGACTTTGCCAATCAAAAATGGCGTCAGGCGGTGACGATGCAGAACAACCAAAACCTGTTTGATGCGATCTCTACTGATGTGAAGAACAAGGTAGGCCTTACATCCGAGCAGCTAAATAACATGTGGGATCGATCAGACGCTCTACTAGACTGGACGTGGAAATCATCCGAGTCTCAGGCAGACCGTGACCTAAAGATGTTCCAGATGAAAATGGAAATGCAGATGGCTGCGGCCCAAGCTAAAGCCAAGAAGAAGGCTGGGTTGTTTGGCGCAGTCGGTAACGTCCTCGGCTCTGTAGCTGGTAGCATGTTTGGTAATGGTGGCTTCTTGGGTGCGGGTAGCTCTGCCCTGTCATCTCTCGGCAGTACTATGAGCGGCGGTTTCCTTGCTAAAGGCGCAACTGCATTACTTGGCTTTTTATCTGACGAAGACCTCAAAGAAAACATCACTCGCATCGGCACACATAAGTGCGGCCTACCACTCTACAAATGGGATTGGACGGAAACCGCTAAACAGATCGGTGCAGAGAAATATCATAACGTGGGCGTCCTAGCTCAAGAAGCAATGAAGACGCATCCACATGCCGTGTCACGACATCCGATACACGGATACCTCACAGTCAAATATGAGAGGCTCCAATGAATTTTGAAGAAGGCGTAATCAGAGCCATCCGATCTTATTATCGAGGAGAGATTCCCGAAGCTACCTTCGAGCAATTCCCCGACATGAAATACACCCCACAGTACTTTGCTGAGTTCGAAGAAGAATTGATGAAGGAAATGGGAGACGAGGCTGGTGAGCGTCTCGACGAAGACGAGGTAGAGGAGATCGAAGAAGATGAGGATTGAACCTGAGTTCGACGGTCCTATTCCCGGCGAGAATTATACGTCGGATACCCGTAACTACCCGTGGCATCGTCCGCCTGAGATCACAGACTATGACGAAGCACTAGAATTCACAGCCAAGGAGTTCAAGCAGCCGAATGCAATGATCGGCCTTGAGACTATGCTGTCTAACGGAATTACAGTCGCTACGATGACTGACTTTTTCCTGACCCGTAACATTGGACTCGGTAAATGGACCGTGGACTTTGCTCTGATCATTGCTGGCCCTGTAGCCAAGACGATTGAATTGATCGCCGTACAGGCTGGTTATGACTACGAGATGGGGATCGAAGAACAGATCACAGTACCTACTAAAGAGATGGTGGCTGATCTCGTCAGCATGATCGACGGAGACGAAGAAGTCGAAGAAGAGATGCCCATGCCTGAGGCGATGCCTGAAGAGGATGTCGAAGGCAGCGGACTGATGTCGGCTATGGCTGGCCTCGAAGGTGAGCCGGCTGACAAAGAGACCCAAGACGAAATGCTTGGATACTCCGAAGAAGAGGAGCCTGAGGAAGAATGAGTTATGGCGAATATAAATTCGGAGACTTTGCAAAGCTATATGATGTAGGCGGCCCGAGTGACGAACTCGTAGGCTTCGCTCAAGGTTTTGCGCAAGGCTTTGTCCCAGCATATCAGGCGGCTAACAAAGCGGCTGCTGACAAAGAATTGGCTCTTGCTAAGTTAGATAAGGCGGCAGAGTTAGACGCTCAGAAAGCCAAGAATGACGCTAACACTGCGTACAAAGAGAACATGGACAAGGCGAAGCAGATCGTATCCACGCTATCTTTGCCTGAGGACGTAAGCGAGAACGATGCTGTTATGCTGGCATTCGGTATGTTGGACGGTGGTATATCTGACAACACAGTCTTCACCCAGCTACAGAAGGCTATTGAAGACAATACCCTGACATATGACGAACCTGCACAAGAAGAGCCTACGACACCACCTGCGGCTAATACTCCTGCGGCACCAGCTTCAAATCAAACGCCACTCGAGATTGAGATGAACGAAGCATTCGGAGATCAATCGTCTGTAGTAGATCCTGAACCAGCATCGACTCTAATCTCAGAGGCACCTACTACCGAAGATGGTTCGTATGAGACAGCCTCTCTCGGCACAGGCTGGGCAGAGGACTACGTTAAACGCCAAGAAGATCGTGTGAATGCTGCGTCTGAAACTCAGGTGGCTGCACTCGATACTCAAACCGACGTAACTAACCCAGACGGTCTAGGCGGCGGTTCTGAATCTGTGTCTGACGTTATCTTGGCGGATTCTGATGGGGTAACAACTGAGTCCGAGCAAGTAGCAGCTACTCAGCGTACATTACGCATCAACCCATTAGCCAAAGAAAAGGCGGCGGATGAGATCGATCTCTCCAAAATAGACACCTATGCCAAGGCTCTAGCGGCAGTCACAGTGCTTACTGGATCAGGTAAAGACGACGATCTCAATAGGGCCAAGTTTCTATTGAAGCAATTCACAAAAACGCCAGACATTGGTAGTATGGACTTACAGGCCATAGATGCATTCCTGAATAACACACGAGAAGGTGTGATAATCCCTGAGTATAGCAACATTGACCCAGAAATACTCACAAACCTTCGTATAAAAGCGCAGGGCTACAAAGAGGATCTACAGAATTCTGCCTTGCCTAGTCTGAGTGAAACAGACCCTGAGGTGTTACGTGGTGTTCAGGCGGACGTTTTGGCAAACAGAATAAAGGTATCACCAACATATGCTTCAAAACTGGCTACACGGATTAAAGCATTAGATGACTTAGCGGAAGCTGAGAAGATAGAGAACTTTGTGTTCGATGAGAAGTATGTGGAAAAAACATTCTTCCTCGCACGTAAAACAATATACGCTAAGAACTTAACTGACACAGAGAAGGCAGCCGAGTGGAAGTTGTGGCAGGATACTGAAGGTAAAGAGCTACAAGCGATCCTACGGGTGGGTGACAAACCAGACAAACCACAAGAGATCAACTCTCTAGAGGAAGCTGCCATTGTTGAATTGATGGCGTCTGAGGCATATCAAGATGCTGACGAAGCAGGACGATTGGATCTGATCGAAGGGACTAAACGATTCCTAGAGAAGACAGAAGAAGGATCTCTAACCCAAGCTAAGTAC